ACATTCTCTTAACATATGTGTAGGTTTCCCTAGCTGAATCAGCCACGATATTTTATATCGGTATCTAGCCTTGATTTACAAGGCTATTCTTTCTATAATTTTCTGTCACAAGCATCATGCTATACATTCTCATTTCTACCCCATCACTTAGGTATTACAATCTTGTGTTTCCCAACAGAATTTCTATATACCTTGAATCCTGCACTTTTAATCTGCTCAACACCCTTGTTATACTCAATAATCTGCTGCGTACATCCTCTTGAATAAATCGCCCACATTTCATCTAAGTTTTTCTCAAACTCTGATTTTCTGAGTACAATATCAAACATGCTATCATCTCTATACTGAGATGTATTTTTATATGCATTGAGATAATCTCCAAACATCTCTTCAAATACTGACATACATACCTACCTTTCTAAATTCACGCTAACCGTTCCATCCCAAGCACAACCGCAAACGCCGAACTTATATCCTTTATACTGGAAATGACCCCACCAATCACACTGCCAGCCGTTAAAATCATTGGCTTCGCAACCAGTAGCATCGCAGAATTTATCAGACGGAATATTCTTAACGTTCAAACTCTTCTTTTCTCCGGCGATCATCTTATCCAGTTCTTTCTCCAACTTCTTTTTGAAGTTCCTATGACACTTTAAATAATCCATTCTATCCTCCTATGCATTCTGAAATGCCGTTGTCTTCCCGTTTGGAATACTGCTTAATCCACATGTATGATTACCTTTGAAGTTACCGCTTTTTCTGTGTACATTTATAATATCGTCCATGTCATAAGCATCTTTCTGGTTCTTCTCAACGTATTTCTTCGCCAGTTTCTTTGACGAATATCCCATTGAGCTGCATGTCTGTACGAACTCTTCACTATTCATTTTTATCACTTCCTTGCATTTATTATTGCTTGTTTGTTGGAATTTTTAATATTCCTTCATCTATAAGCATATTGAGAACTTCCAGAAGTTTCTCCTGAGTCTGTAAATCTCTTTCATTCTCAATTTCCTTATAATTGTAGAAATCGCAAAATTCATATTTCCCCATACCGCCCCAACAATTAACATGAACATGAACTCTCCGGCGATAATATGGTTCATCATAAATTCCTATCCATATCTCATTGTCGTTACAAAACTTTCTGTCTGCATCTGTTCCAATGCTCCGGCTGATACACCATGCATTGATTACATTATTTCGCCAAAACAAAGGTTCACAGATTTTTGATTCATCGCCAACTTCAAGTTTTCTGGCGATTTTTAATGTTAAATTGTACTTATTTAGCACTTTTGCTTCTCGCATTGCTCTTTTACCCTTCTCTTGCCATAATTAAACCCGGCAACATCATCTGGATCAACAACTTTACAGAAATCTTTGACAATTTCATCAAAACTGTCATATTCTCCATCTAACAAAGAACTGGTAAACTTACCATTTTCTTCTTCGATATACTCATAGTCATATTCTCCACCAGTGCCAATGATAACTTCACTGTAAATAGATTTCCACGCATTCCAAAAATCTGTTATAGCTGCAAGCAATTCACTTCTTTTTGCGGTTTTCTGTTTTTCGATTATTCCATCAACGAAATCCTGAAAATGCCCTGTCTTTCTGACATTTATAAATTCTTTCTCTTTGGCTGGTTCTCCAAATCTTTCGACCACATAATCAATGTCTTTACGGTTGTAATATCTGTACATGTCATCAACACTTGTAATCATTGCTGTAGTCATCATTTCCGGCAAATCTTTACCTTCTATATGTACGGTATCGCCAGACTGCAGAACACTTATAATCTCCGCAACCTGAGTATATGGCACGATTGTATTCGGATCAATTTCAACCTTTTTGAGTCCTTCATTTATAGCACCACCACAGAAACCGCCTGGACGATAGCTGTCATAAAACATATAATACGTCCAGTTACTTTCTGGTTCATACCACGGTTTATGAATTGCGACATACCCACAAACAAGATTTCTTGACCTCTTTTCTCTTGCCATATAGGTGTAATCTCTTTGCTTATTTTCTTTGTCGTAACTATACCCGACCATTTTCTTACCTCTAATCTTCAAATAATAATTTGCACGCTTCCTTGTTATTCTCAATAATATCAAGGATTATAGGATTCACATACAATCCCGGCAAATAGAACATCTTGTAATACTTTTCAAGAAAACCACAAGATATGCCATAATCGTGACATTCAATGTAGCACTGTATATCTTGCCATGCTTTTTCTTGATTGATGCATTTATCGCAATCCTTTTCTTCCTGATTACAATAATCTCCCAGTAATGGGCATTTTTCTTCAAGCCTCGTATATCTGTTACTCATTGCCAATCATACATGCAAAGCAACTACAGTCTAAGCATTCTCCACATCCTGTTTCACTGCATTCCTTTGCAGTTTCGCATAAATTCTTCGGAATCTTTCTCACGAAATAATCATTTTTCCGTAAAAGTGAAATTGCATCTTCTACTGCATTTTCAGTATATCCATTTTCATGAGCTTCAACTACGTTCTTCAAAAGTGAAACTCTTGTAAGTAATCCTACACCACCAGGAACAGGAGTAACGTATGTATCTGGGCGAAGTTTTTCAACTGACTCCCTATTTACATCTCCACACAATTTCCCGGCATCATCTCTGTTGATTCCAACATCAACGACAATCTCACAATCCGAACCAATATCTGCCCAATCAAGGAATTTTGCTTTTCCTATAGCTGATACAATCACATCTGCATCATTATTTGTTATCTGCATTTCATATCCATAATCTGTATGACTATTGCAACATGTAACCGTTGCACCACGATCAATAAGCATGTTTACAAGTGGTTTTCCCACAATTTCACTTCTGCCAAGAACAACAACATTTTTACCGCATACGTCATAGCCATTGAAATAAAGCCAATCAATAATTCCTTTTGGCGTGCAACAATCAAATTTGCTGTCCAGGCGAAAACCATCAACATCTTTCTCTTTTGGGATGGCATTTTTCACATGCTCAACATTGATATGTTTTGGTAATGGCAACTGAACGATAATACCGTCTGCTGCACATGTGGTCAATTCAATGTGATAAAGTAACTCATGCTCTTCAATGTCTTTATCAAGTTTGCTTACAATGCATCTAATCCCAACTTCTTCACAATCTTTAATCTTACCTTTCACGTAAGAATTAGAAGCCTGATTGTCACCGACTTGAATAATCGCCAAAACTGGCTTTTTCTCCATTCCCTTAATTTTCGTTTTCAGTTTATTCTTTACAAACTGAGCGTAATCTTTACATGTAACCATTGTTTCTCCTTTATTTATGTCTGTTTATATTATAACAAATTCACATCATTATAATACTGCTCCATTTCCTCTTCTGCCAAACCACAATATCTTAATGTAATCTGTGGGCTTGAATGATTGAACATTTCTTGTAAATGGCATAAAAACAAAGCATCATCTTTATGAGCTTGTAACTGCCAATAACCAAAAGTCTTTCTCATTGAATGAGTGCCGACATTATACTTGATACCTACAGCTTTTGCAGCATTTTTCAAAATAAGACCAGCCGGACGAACTTCTATATGTCCATCTCCTTTTCGACTACTGAAAACATATTCGCTTTTTGCCGGTTTTTTCTTTAAACCGTTATAATATTCAATAATGGCAGTTTTACATGATTCATTAAGATAAAATGTACGGAACTTCTCAGTCTTATCTTCTTTGACTGTAATTCCATTCGCAATACTACCATCTTCATCGAAAATCTGATTCCATTTCAGTTCCAACAAATCACTTGCTCTAAGTCCTACATTGATTCCAATAACAAACATTAAAGCATTACGATACTGTTTTTTCTCTACGAAATGGTTATACATCAGTTCCAGATCCTCCTGAGTACGGAACGGATATACTTCCTGTTTTTCGCCAACTTTATAATTTTTCTTGTAGTTACCTTTCTTTTCAGGTTTTTCAACTACTTCTAAAGACTTCTCTACTGTCGGGAAATTGATGATTCTTGCAGATGTTCCATCAATAATATATCCTTCCATAATACTGTCCCTTTCTGCATTACGGCTTACTCTTCGTCTTCAAGACCTTTCTTTAATGTGTCAATCCATTTCTTTTTGTTTTGATAAGAAGTATCAGACATTGAAATAAATTCAATGAATTTTGTGATTACATTAACCGTATTTGACACTGCAAGCATATAAATTTTTCTTTCATTTTTCCCTTCCAGTGTAATATACTCTTCTTCCTGGCAATCTGAATAATCAAATCCAAAAAAGCTACCACTTGCTACTGTGTGATGCCCCATGAATACGATCTGCCATGCTTCCCGGCGTTTATCGTCTATCTTCATCTGGAACTCAAACATTTCTGATTCTGCATTACTGTGATGGTATGCATCGTTTGGATCAAACTTTGAATTGAGCTTGTCCACAATTCTGTTAATCATATCAAAGTCTGGGTTAATTGTTTCCTGTCTGTTAATTGAATACATTTTTCACTCTCCTATTCTCTTGTTAATTTTGATGTAAAATCAATTTCTTCTAAAACTTTGATAAGTTCTTTTACAGTATATCCATCATACTGCGGAAATTCCACACCAAAAATAAAGACACCCTTTACTGCTTCGCTCATCTGTGGAGCAAATGGATTATTTGAATTTCCTAATTTTCTAAATTCAGAAATAGATGTTACACCACAATGC